ATTGAAGGTAAACATATCATATCGTTCGTAGACGAACACACCGATCCAATTAAAGTGTTGTACAACATACTGACAAATATGTCAAGTTCCTTAAATTTATCAAAGTACGTGAAACTTACCGATAAAGCGATGTATATGGTAGAAGCAGTTAACTCCTACCGTACATGGACGTGGGAAGGTAACAACACGACACGTATGTTACTAGCGCTATATCACGCTAGTTATAAGCGTCTTCCTAAGCTCCTACACGGGCTTTCATTGCAGGAGGTAGTAAAAGCTAACGCACCTGTTATTAAAGGTCAGTTGGAGAAGCTAGAGGATTATATAGAGAGAAAGAGCCAACAGGTTCAATCACGTCAGGTTACAATTGACGGACAAGAATGCGTTATGAAACTTGTGTACGCAGAAGAATACATAAATGAGCTTGCGAACGATATTCTTCACCAAGAAGACATAGCGGTACCAGTTATCGTATGTGTAGGGAGAACCACAAAATCGAATGATATTTTTTCTGTACGGACTAAAGGGGTCAATGCAGGAAGAGTGGCAGAAGTGATTAATGGTGGTGGAGGTAAGGAGAACGTAGCTACATTCTTCTCCTCACTGGGGTATGCAACACTTATGGCAAATGCAACCGTAACCAGTATAAATAATGGTGCGTTGTAGATATCACAACTTAGTAGTGTGATATAATAAAATTCGGAGGGGATTTTTTACATGATTAAAGCAAAGGCATTCGAGAAATGGATGGACACAAGTGGTCTTGTTTCCGATCCTGAATTTGGTAAACTTACTGACTTGCTTAGTAAACTACCAGTTGTTGATACAGGAAGCAGTGGAGGACTAATCTTCGCATCCGAGACAATGGTATATGCGACAGCAGACGAGCAGTACTTACGATTAACATACCAAGTACGAACACCTAAAACACCGATAGGGATGAAATACACTTACTACTTTGGTCAAGCCTAATAATTACATGGAGTGAGTAATTTTGGCTAAAGAGAAATTAACGGTTCAAGAACAAGAATTAATTAAACAAGAGACAGGCGCATATGTGGTAGTTATGGGTTACTTAAAACGAGAACGTGGACAAGTAGCCCCGTCTGTTTTCAACAAGATTATTGTCGAACTGGGTTATGATAAAGTAAAGAAGAACGATTTAATTGCAGTAGCACAAAAGATTGAGAAGAATGACGTGTTAGCAAGTCTGTATAAGAAGTCTTACTTAGGTGAGATTACAATAGATGATATTCCACACGCTTACGAAGAGGAGTCGGAAGTGAAAGAGGAAAACATCTTCTCCTATGTAACGAACTACTTAATGGACAAAGAGGACAACACTGCTAAACTACGAGAATACAGAAAATTGCAAAAAGACGGAACTCTTATGGCTCTACTAATGAAAGACTTGAAGAAGCATTTAGTAGAGGAGTTAAAAGGTCTACCTCGTGCAAAGTACTTAACGTCAGCACCGTACACACCCGAAACAGGAGACAAGACGTTAATTCTAGCGCTATCGGACTGGCATGTAGGATTTATCAGTCACGATATGCACACAGGAGATTACAACTTCGAGAGACTGCAAACGTCTATTCAAGAGATTGTATCGTACACGATCCGTACAGTGCAGGAGAGAGACATTAAAGAAGTTCACGTACTGTTCTTAGGAGATTTAGTAGAAAACTTTGCAATGCGTTCTACGCAGTCATTCGATTTAGAGTTTACCTTCGCAGAACAAATCGCAAAAGGGCAACAGTTACTAATAGATGTACTACTTACTCTTTCTAAATTTGTTCCAGTTACATTCAGTATGGTAGCAGGGAACCATGACCGATTCGAGACTGACAAGAAAACTGCTATCTTTAACAACTCTGTAGCGTACACTGTACTAGAGAACCTAATCATGTTACAAGAGAAGATGGGGCAGCTTCCTAACGTTACGATTACGGACAATCGAAAAGACGTATACCGATTCGATGTAGATATCGCAGGTCAAGGTATTGCAGGTGCTCACGGAGACCACTTAGCAAAGTCTAGTGAAAAGATTCCTGCGTTCATGACACATGGTAGAAAAGTAGATATCTTATTTACAGGACACTTACATAACTTTAGAATTGCACAGGAGAGCTTTACACGATTACATCTTCAAGTAGGCTCTACTATTGGAGAAAACTCATACTCTCGTCAAGGTAACTATCCGACAACAACACCGTCACAACAAATTGTTATTTTGACTGAAGGTTCTAAAATACCTGAACTGATCCCGTTGTGGTTAGGTACAGACGGAAAGTTACTATAGGGAGGAAAAGAAAATGACTGCATATGATATTGTATTAGTTACACTGTACATGGTGGTAGCTGTAACATTCGTTACGAATAACATTCAGCTATATAAAGAGTCTGCTAGACTGAAAGAGATGGGACAAACCCCTCTAACGGGCCGCAACCTATCCGTAGTGATTGTGGCATTCGTTGCCGAGATGTTAGCCGTAGCAGGAATTATGTGGTGCTTCCAAGCGCTAGATACCCCTGTAAACTCTTGGACTGTATCCTGTATGTTTATTGTAGGTTACTTACTACGTAACGTAGGCTCCTACTCTTCTGCGTGGTTACTGTGGACTGTATTCGTTCGGATCGACAAAGGCAAAATGAAACACGAAGTGGAAAAAGAAGTTAGTGGTGGGAAGGCTCTGTAATAGAGTCTTTCTTTTTTTTTATTTTTTTTATAAATGTTGTTGACTTTAGGAAAACATATATGGTAAATTAAGTACAAGAGATAACGAACAACATATCGAGGAGGAAACAAAATGAGCTTATCAAAAGCAGAATTAATCAAAATGTTACAAGAGGATAAATCACCAATGGACACGCCAATTCAAGTATGTCTAGCTTGTACAAACAACGATGAGAATGTAATTAGCTTATCGGTTACACATATCGGATATAGCAAAGATTTCGGATGTTTGTTTATCGAAGGTACTTACGAGGAGGATGAATTTTAAAATGAAACGATGGATATATGAAGTAACGTATACAATGAAAACTTGCCCAATGCTAACGCTTAGATTGGATGACCTGTATGAAGACAGAGCTAAAGCAGAATTTGAAGCAGAAAAGTTAAAGAGGGAACTAGAAGGAGAGTACGCAGTAATTGATGTACGACCTAGAAAGTTGGTGCTACGATGATTCTACACCTACAATTGTGGTGGGCCGCAGATGGAACAGAAGACTACGGGCAAGCAATTCGGTGGCTCTATCTTTACGGTGTTATAAGTGAAGCACGAATGAAAAAATTAGATAGTAGAAACTATAAGAAGTGGAATAAGCGCAATAGTAAATCGTTCGATGACTATTTAAAAGTAGCGAGAGTATAAACCATAATAAAGGGAGATGTTCAATATGAAATTAGATTACGGATCAGGAAGACAACCAAAGCAAGGATTCAAGTCATCGGACTTTATCGGTACACCGTGTTACGACTTCTACATCAAGGATTATAGAGTGCTAGACTTAGCAGATAATACGTGCGATGTTATTCATTGTCGTAACGTGATTCACCACATTCCAAAGGAAGACTTACCGATCCTATTCGGAGAGTTCAAGCGTTTATTAAAGCCAGGTGGACAATTAATCATCTCAGAGCCACGAGAAGAGTTCCACGAACAAAACTTATTGCTGGACCTTATTTGGTACCGTTGGGTGAACTACGATACAAACATTATGATTCCTTACGAGTATGTAAACTATAAGAAGTATCTAACGGACTTCACGCTGCTTGATACAGTGGATGAGTATAACAACGAGATTCTTACATACGTAGTAAATAAACCAGTACAAAAAATTACACGTAGAACAGGAGTGTTAGTATGGTCATCGAACTCAAAACGATCTCTTATTACGAACTAGAAGATATCATGAACGAAATGGAAGCAAGAGGGTTTATGTCTAAGCGTAAGTTTTGGCAGGACTATGCAACTGAATTTGGTGTTAACCGAGGTGCGATAGCGTGGTTTGGTTTCGACTACTACGAGTACACGGATAAAGCAGAGATATACGATATATACTTTGCAGAAGTTAAACGTATGTTAGGATTACCTGAGAAGACTAGTGGTATTATAGTTAAAACGGATTGGTAGAAAATAATTTTAATAAAGTTGTTGACTTATAGAAAACAACATGGTAAATTAAGTACATGAGATATCAAACAAATTATCGAAGGAGATGTTAATTATGAATACAACAACATTAAATACGGATCAGTTACAAGTGGTATGGGAGCAACTAGACGGAGCGTGTGAAGCTCTAGAACGTTTACAGGAGAATGGTATTAGCACAGGAATGGTAGACTTCTCTTCCGTAGTAGCGTTAAAGAATGAAGTAGAAGAGTTAATGCAAAAACAAGGTAAGGCACTTTCATTTAAAGACATCGTAGAAACAAATAAAATCCCGTTCAACTTAGAAGCAGTAAAGCGTGAGCTAAGGGAAGTAATAGACGGGAAGTTCATGGTACGGCAGTACAAAGGGTACAGAGGGTTAGATAGACAAGGAATCCATACTTACTATGTTTACTTCGATACTCCGACACCTCGAAACAAAGACGGTATAACGGTAACATTGGAAGCACTTGGTCTAGAACCAACTAAAATGCGTGTTACTAGTGGATCGTACGGATATATAATCTCATTTAAAGTGAAAGAGGAGGGCAAGTAAGATGATTAACAGAGAAAAAATTGCAGTTGCCGCAAAATTACTAGAGCTAGTTGTGAACCACAAAGATACGCAAAGCGTGGAAGGTCACATAGAAATGTTCGAAAATTGCAGAGAGCAAGGTTACAGAATCTGCTTACACACATTTGGTGGAGATAAGGTAAAAACAATCGCATTCAGTGAGCACCGTAGTAGCGATGATATTGTAGTGTACCACAGTATGGATCATGAGGAGTACGCATTCGGATACTCTGAAAAGTTTTGGGAGAGTTCGAAGCACTTCAGATACAACGACTACGAGGGAGCTACTGAATACATTCTAGACTTACTTAACTACAGAGCAGGAGCAGAGGACTAATATGGGTGACTTAGCAGATGACGCAGTAGAGTGGGCAATGAGAGATTACTATGATTTTAGAGAAGCGAGGAAGGAGGAAGTGTATGCTTGGAAAGACCGAGCTACACACCTCCTCTCTACTAAAGACGATGGACAAGTAGTAGAGGAAGTTGAGAAAGTATTAAAGCGTGGTTCGTACAACAAAGAATATCTAGACCAGCAGTTATCAATGATAGCTTACTATATGATGTATAGAAGATTAACAGAAAAACAGAAGTGGGCAATGTGTTTGTTCGCTACAGAGTATGAATAAAAAAGTTGTTGACTTAAAGACAACATCATGGTAAATTAGGTACATAAGATAATTACTAACATATCAGGAGGAATTAGAAATGGATAAATTCGGGAACCGCATGAAAGGTTATGAAAATGCTTATAGAATAAAGTTACCACAGAGAATGCCAGTAATCGTGCGTATTGATGGTAAGGCGTTCCACACTTATACAAAAGGTATGAACCGACCATTCGATTCAACACTAGCATACGCAATGTGGGAAACTTGTAAATACTTAGTGAAGAACGTTATGGGTTGTAAACTAGCATACACACAGTCTGACGAAATTAGTCTACTAATCACAAACTATGAAAAGCTAACAACTCAATCATGGTTCGATAATAACCTACAGAAGATCGTTTCAGTGGCCGCATCGCTCGCTACAGCGAAGTTTAACGAGGTTATGAGGGAAACATACCCTGAGAAGGAACTAGCTCTATTTGACGCTAGAGCGTGGGTCTTACCACAAGATGAGGTAAACAACTACTTCTTATGGAGACAACAGGACGCTACAAAGAATAGTATCTCAATGGTAGCACAAGCAAACTTCCCACACAAATCTCTGCAAGGTCTAAATGGAAGACAGTTACAGGATAAGTTAATGCTAGAAAGAGATGTTAACTGGAATGACTTACCTGTATGGCAGAAACGTGGAGTATGTATCGTAAAAGAAATCTACACAAAGAACGGAGCATTACGATCCCGTTGTGCAGTAGATGAGAGCACGCCAGTATTCTCACAAGATACGGATTATATTAATGGGTTAGTATACCCAACTAAGGAGGAGAAGTAAGATGGAAAAAGATACAATTTACGCATTTGTATTCACATTAAAAGGTGACGTAGTAGGAACGAAGTCTTGGTTCTATGACAGTGAGAAGGAAGCAGCGTTATCGGCTAAATCGGCAATGCCTACATACAAAGCAGATGAGGTATCTATCCATCGCTTTGACGAGGGAACAGGGGAGTTCTTAAAGAATAGTGTTGTTCGCCAACGAAACGATATCAAATGGAAAGAGGTATATAACGCTCAGAATATGTTCGGTAAGGCATTTCACTACTGCCAAGAGGTTGCTGAAAACGTAGGGTATAAGTATCTCTTATTCAATGGAGTAGTGTACAGTGTCAACGGGACACTTAATCAAGGACTTTGTGAAGAGAAAGATTTAATCGTCTAAGGAGGGACAAGCTATGAATCTATACCGACAAATTACTGCCCAAGAGTTACGAGATGAGATTTCCGTAATGTATAGTCACGCCTTGATACGAGACGAGAAAGACCAAGAGGAGGTACTGCACGCTATTAAAATGATGAGTCGTAGGGAAGCGAAGCAAGCGATCCGAAAGTACTTCAAAGGTGATGTCGGATGTGCTGTCTTCTATAACAGAATTAAGAAGCTTTACTTCGCTCTAGAATGGGTTCAATCAGGTACCCCAGTTTACACAGATTTAATGAGGGAGGATGATTAAAATGGGTTGGAGAAAGAAATTAGGTACAGGTGTTATAGTGGACGAGCAGGTGGACGAGTACTTAAAGGGTAACGGTTTCTACGAATCAACGTTAAATCCTCGATTCCTGAATGACTGGTCGTTTGTAGACCACATTAAGGAACACGGAGCACCTTGCTTACGACTAGATACTACGGATCGTGACCGTGGTAATCCTGAATACACTCTACGTGTATTCGTAGCAGCCAATGAGCTATATATGGAAGTACAAACAAGTTGGGGTAGCCTTGACAGGTCGTATCATGTTCATGCACAATATGGTATTACGATGGATAATATTGACGAGCTTATGGACGAATTAATTGATTACTAGGAGGAGATAACATGCACAAGAGTAAACTGAATATCTCGGACACATTGCGATCCGAGATTAAACAACAAGAAACTACAACACGAAAACTAGCGTCTGACGTTGGGTTACACCAACCACAGATCAGTAAGGTACTAACAGGTACCAACTACCAAATTGATACGCTCATCAAAGTGCTAGACGGGTTAGGACTAGAGATACAATTAACTAAGAAGGGTGGAGAATAAAATGAAGAAGAAACTAATTGCAGGTTTGATGTCTATTATGGCAGTGATAGGTTTAGCAGGTTGTAGTACAGAAGCAGATGTAGTTTCAGAAAATTTATCTAAGTCAGCAGATTCGTTTGAGGTTCAACGAAGAGTAGTGTTCTTCAATGGTATAACGGATAAGTACCTTTTAAGTATTGAGGGACTATGCGCTTTAGATGCTGGTGACGGGAAAAAGATAACTGTAACTTGTAAGACTGGTGATGGTAAGTATAAGAAGCACTACCTTGGATTAAGTGACAATGTAAGTTACTTTATCGAACAAACAGACGCTAAGTACGAAGATGCGTACCATTACAAAGTACTGTTTAGACCTGAAGAGATTATTCCTGATATCAAGTTACAGACAAGCAACAAATAAACTACTTTTATAAGAAGGAGGAATTAGGATGAGTGGAGGAAGTTTCAATTACTTATGTTATAAACAAATACATGAACTGTTTGACGAGGAGAATTTAGTAGAGTTAGAGAATATGGCAACTAGTCTGATTGAGTTAGGTCATAAAGATGCGGCCCGAGAATTACTAAACATGAAATATACGATCGAGCAGTCTTTAGTACGTGTAGAGACTATGAAAGGTAGATTACATGATGTTATGCACGCAGTCGAGTGGCATGTTAGTGGAGATAGAAGTAAGGAAGCAGTCGCAGAAGCCGTAAAACAGTATAGAGGTGAATAAGATGGATTACACAAATAACTTCAGTAAATTGGTTAGGCACATCGAGAAAAAGTTGATGGATGGTTATGAGTCCATTGATATCTACGAAGAGTTAGAGAAAGAAGGAGACTGGGCACCCGATAGTCTCCACGATGCTTACTATATCGCTAAGAAAAATTTAGAGTAGATTTATGAATTTAAATAGTTACAGATGATACTTTATATTGTATAATAGAGGAGGAATACAAGTTAGAGAGGGGTTACAGTATGAATCCATTCGAGAATGGAGATTTAATTAAGATTTCAGCAAGTGATTTAACGTACCGTAAGCAGGGAGTTCTCTACGTAGAGAAACGTCCCTACTACATAGTAGAACTGATTAAGGAGCCTGACACGGCGCTGTATGCAGTTGTATACGCAGTAGAGCCAGGTACAGAGAAGAAGCCGAAGAAACGAGCTACACCCATTATCAACAACGCAAACCGATTCAGTGGAGAAACAAGATTGGGGCAGATTGCAAACATGATGTTCCCCGTAAAGAAGACCACAGGATGGAAAGAGAATCCACCACTATTCGTATCACCTGTACTTAGCGGCCGAGTGGCTACACTAACAGGAGTGAACGAAGACGGATTCTTTGAACGTACACCTGATAGATGGACTTCCGTTGCAGGTACGAAGAAGTTAGAGCATGGTAAACCGACAGGAGTATTCATTGGGCTATCGACAATTGAGTGGGATACAATTACACATATCCCTGTAGACTCACTTGTACAAGCTATGATCCGTAATAAGCAAACGAGTGACTTCTTCGAGTTATCTTAATAGTTTACTAGGAGGGAAAGTTATGAACAGAGCAGAGCAATTAGCATTAGAGATTGAACGTAAGCAAAGGGAGTTAGCAAAACTACTGAAGGAAGAGGAAGATAGAAAGAAACCGATTCCTTTTGATCCTGAAGGTACATGGAAAGTAACTACTGAAGGTGACTGTGAAGGGCGCAGTACTAAGCAGCTAGGTACATATGAAGGGCATATCTTAGATGTAGTGCGCCAATTGGCAGGACAAGCTTACTACCAGTTAACGTTCGAACGTGTACAAGCTCAGAGAGCTACAAAGCTTACTAAAGGATCAAAACGATGTGTACAGTTCCATGTTACAGCAGGAGATAGAGAAACACGAGAGAAGTTACCTTCAGGAGATAGCAACGCACAGTTCAGAGCATTAGCGCAACATCTGAGAGATGGGGAGTCACTTAAAGAAGGTAATTACTATAACGCAGTAGAATTAACTTGGGAGGTAAAATAATATGAATAAAACAACAGACTTCATGCTTAAATGGTTCTTACCAATTTGTATAATCATTATCGGGTTATCAGGTGCAGGGCAGATAGTATACGGTTCCGTAACCGTTGGGTTAATTCAAGTATTCACAGGGTTCTATGTTGCAACTATGATTACACCTATGAAAATGGAACGAATGGTTAAGCGTTATGCTATTTGGTTAGGGGTACTAACTGTAGGTATGATTGTTTGTCTTATAACTCTACTATTCTTAGGGAACTACTTTGGAGCGCTCAGTACCGCATTAGTTACTATTGCAGGAGCCTTCAATATCTACGTTCTACATTTCAAACATGGTAAGGAGGAACATAAAAATGTTAGATAAATTCGGAGGTATTTTTCAAATTACTGCTACTTTTCTTTTAGGATGCACAATCACATTTAATTTATGTGTAGGAGCACCTGTACTTGGATGGGTATACATTGTCTTTGTAGTCAGTTTCATTTGGATGCTAGTAGGTAATCCAACGTTCACAGAGAGGTTCCCATACTTTAAAAACTTATTGAAACGTAAGGGGGAATAAACTTGGGGAGATGGAAAGATAGAGTTTGGTTCCATAAGTCTAAGGAGACGACAGGTATTCGTTGCTGGTTACACTGGGGAGAAGCAGTATGGCACTACGAAGGATATACCTTTAAGAACGCAAACAAGTTAGGTATTAGTATGGACGTAGGTGGCGATGAAAATGATATCTCCCTCGGTGTCGGTATTAAAGGACTATTCACAATGTACTTTGGTGTTGACGGATTACTACCTCGTAAGTGGAAGTACAAACATCTACCTGATACTCGTAACTACGGTATTAGTGCGTTTGATGACTACATAAGCATCGAGTTCCACCGAGACGACTACGGTTATGGTAAAGGGTGGAGAGGGTTCCACAAGATGATTAACTGGAAAGACATCCTCTTTGGTAAAGCTAAGTACACAGAAGAAGAAATACATACAATGCGAGGGTACGTTAGAATGCCTGAAGGTGACTATGCGGCCACGATCCGAGCTTACAACGCCACATGGACTCGTAAACGCTTTGTAGACCCTATGACCATCACTCGTTACGAGATTACACCTGATACACCTATCCCTGAACCAGGTAAAGGGGAGAACGGTTGGGATCAAGAGGACGATGCTACATTCTGTACGACTATCAGAGCAGATAGTGTATCCGATGCACTATTCCGTATGGCACAAAGTATTATGCGTACACGGGAAAACAGAGAAGGTAAGAACTGGGTACCTGACGCAGGATTCTCGGACAAGCTAAACCAACCATTGTAAAAAGGAGAGAATGCTATAACAGGCATTCTCTTTTCGTTAGAGAGGGGATACATAATGAAACGATTTTATGAACAAGATATAAAAGACCTTATCCTAGAGAAGCAACATCTATTCGTGTCGAATACAGACTCATCTACAGTTGTATTCGAGAAAGGGATTGTAATTGGTTCTACGATTGCAGACTGTTTGATATTCTCACGAGAGAAAGGTATAATCGGTATAGAGATTAAAACAGAGAGGGATTCAACACGTAGGTTAAATAGTCAGTTAAAGAACTATAGTCTTGTATGTGATTGGGTTTATGTTATGTGCCATGATAACCATGTAGAGAAGGTGGAAGATATTCTAACTAAAAATGGTTATCATCATGTAGGTATCCTAGCATATACTGAGTTTAGAGGGGTAGCAATTCTAGGTGAGTATAGAACTCCTAAGCGATCCCCATACAAGAAAGTAAGTGTAGCGTACCAGATGCTATGGAAAGAAGAGATTAACAATATCCTCGGGAGCTTTAAAAGACAGGTGAAGACGTTAGAAGAGTTTGGAATGAAAGTGGATACAGCCGAGAGTAGGTCAGGAGGATTGAACGGTCTCTATGTACAGTCAAATGCTTCTAAGAAGTATCTAAAGAAGTCTGATATGATTAACATGATTATAGGAAGACTTGGTGAGACACAAGCAAATACATTGCTCTGTAACATCTTTATATCAGGTAAAATGCACCC